CAAGGATTAAACCCTGACAACCATAGCTCTTGTGATGAAGCTAAGTCAAGAGGTCCTTTAGGTTTAGAGTAGCACCTGGCATCGAATAACATCATTCCTGACGCATTCGGATATGCACTCATCTGAACTAGGCCGTGTGAATCTTTATAAAACAATTGTGAATTTATAACACAAAAAATGTTTGATCTATAAACTTTTCCCACGGACGGGGCGAGTCCAACATGACTCGCAATATCTTTCCAAAGTTGATATTTTTCCCGATTTCCTAAAAAGAGTCCATCGTCACCGTTGATTTTAACAGGTGTTTTTCTTTCAAATCTAGCTGGATCAACAGCCAAACTTATAACCGCAGCGTTCGCGATACAAAGAACGATGAAAGATAAAATACTCCCCATTAGCTGACCATTTTGTTGGTCTATCACATCATTCTCTATCCCACTCACTTTAGAATAATCGATTTTATGATTACATAGTGAATCGTAACAGAGTTGGAAAGGTAGACCCGTGAGGTCGCAGATAGTTTTTATTACTAGTCTAGAAAATTCTTTAGACAAATTATCTGTAGCGGCTGAATAATCAACACTTATCCAATCTTCGCTGCCAATAGGTACATCCTCGACAACCACAGGTCTGCCAGTTAAGACAAACCATGGATGCTTGTGGAGACATTCCCATAGTGAGCGTTGAGCACCCGATAAGGCATAAGTCGACCAAGTATTTTCCTTGGTGATTATTCTTATTTTTAAGGGATCAGTCAACGCCACAGGTGAAGCAAAGATATTCTCCGTGATCCCGCGTTTAAACACAGGACCAGCTCGACAAGGGACTTTTACGATATCGTAACCGGTATCATGATACGTCCAATTGTCGGAATTATCTTTCCAACTATCACCTTTAAGGGGATTCCCGTCAGTATCATAAGCAGTGAAATCTATATCACGCCTCTGACCACCCATCTCTGAGCTAGTATCATAACTAGCACTACCAGATGGATCCCACCACTTGTCCGGAATTTTAAAATCTTTAAAGACATCCGTGACTATCTGGGAAACTCTTTCTTCGATGACACCTAACGGGATTACCGTATAGTTATTGCCATCTTTCAACGAAAGAGTCTCAAGTGGAGGAGGAATCAAGGTCATCGCCTTTCTATGTTTAATAAGAGTTTCCTGAACGAAACTTTCGGAGCCCAGAGGGCAAGCCTTCTTATAATATAGAATAGATTGCGTTAACCTAAACATCTCACCTCTATGCTTTTTAGCTTTGAAAATCATGCGCCAAAAGCGAGCCTTAACCTTTGCGAAAGGTTGAAGGCAACCAACACACCAATTAAATGGCAGATTGATTTTTTCTAGAGGTTCTACTTTCAGTATCTTATTGAAAATAGACACAGATTGGTACTTGCCGATCTTTTCTCCTAATCCGTTCAAATAAAGATGACACCATTGAAACAATAGTATCACATATTTAGAAATAATCTTACGCGAGCAACCATAAGGTATGCCAGGCATAGGACAATCCAACGAGGAGTAAAGAAGGCGAATTCTTTCTACCATGCAGATAGCACGGTAAATCGATCCCAATCCATAGGGTAAAGCAAACAGGTCAAGCTCACATTTTCCGAGCGACCATGTTTGAAGGTCGGTCTGATTTGGATCAAACCAACCTTGGGGCGAAGAATCTTTCTTCCCCACCCCTCTTACATCAGGGTTACTGATTAACACTGTAAGTATATTAATCAGGGACTTTCGTATATAACTATTTTCTTTTGTAGTTATATCCGCGATCTCTGTTCCAGACGCCTCGATTAGCATCTCTTGCATTTCGAGTGTTCTAAAGCGAAAGTTATAATTGAATATGATATTTGTCA